ACAGCATCAGCAGGCGCTCAATGGTGGCTTCATGCTGGGCGCTTTGCGGTTCCCAGGCCAGCTTCACCATGCGGTCGCTCTCGGAAAATCCAAAATCGTTGAACACGCTGCCGCCGTCCAGCGTAGCTATCCGGTTCATGCGTCGGCGGCTCTCGCCAAATGTTTGCCTTGGCACGGTGTTGATGGCTACCACCCCGACCGGGTCAAAAGTGATGGCTGATAAAACGACTCTCATGCGTTACACCCCCAGCAGCAGTTTCAGACCATCCGCATTCACCCTGACCTGCACAGCCTTCAGCACCTCCCACATGAACGCTTCCAGGTGCGGCGCCAGGCCGGAGCCGTCGATTTTGATCAGGCTGTCGCCATTTACCAGTGCGTTTGTTTGTGCCTGCATCATCTCGATTTGCGCATCCGTCAATCTCTTTTGCAGGTCAAAAGCGTCCTGTCGTAATTTGTTTTCGATGTCGATTTGATCTTGAATTTTCCACTGCTGGCTAAAGCCCATCTTGTCAAAGTTTCCAAACTGGCTAAACAAGCCACCTAGCACATCGCCGGTGCTGGTGATGGTGTTGCTGATGCCGTCGATTAACGCCGTGGCAATCTTGGTGTTGGCTTCCAGGTTGGCAATGTTCAGGCTGACATTGGCCTCGATGTTCTTGATGCGCTCATTGCTTGCCAGGGTGGCCAGCTGCACCTCGGCATCCTTGGTCACCTTGGCCAGGTCGATCAGCTCCTTGTTGGTCAGGTCGGTCTTTTGGCTCAGTGCATCCATCACACCGGCGCTGTTGCTCAGGTCCTGGTTCAGACCCTTGGCCGCGTTGCCCAGCGTCACATTGCCGCCCACAGCGGCCACCAGGCGCTGCTCGTAGCCGGTGATCTTGCCAGTCACAGCGTCAAATACCGGCAGCGTCTGCATGGTGTAGGTGGTCACGTCTTTTTGGCCTGATGCCAGCTTGCCAGCGGCACCAGCGGCCTTGTCACTGGCGTTGGCGGCATCAAGCAGCGCTTGGTTCGATTTCTCGAACGGGTTCACCGTATCCTGCGCCGCGCCCGCCACATCGGCAAGCGCATCGCCCGCTTTCACCCAGCCGTTGACCGCGGTCGACCACACCACTGTGCCACTGCTTATCAGCTGGTCGGCTTCATCGATCGACTTGACCACAATGCCCGTGGTCTCGGCAAAACGGGTCAGGCTGTCACCGGCGCGGGTGTTGATGGCAAGGCTTTGCTCTTGTGAATCTTTCAAGTGATCATTGGCATTACTCCAGGCGGTTAGCGCCACCACCAGCTCAATCACCTTGTCTGCGGCAAAATAGGCCGTCAGTGCCAGCCCGGCACCTTGAATGGCGATGGCCAGGCCCGGCAAGATGCTGACCAGCCCTTGGAATTCCGTCAGCAGCCCCAGTCCGCTTTTCACCGTCAAAATTCCCAGCAGGCCGGTGAACAACGGCAGCACAATATTGAGCTGTGTGGCAATGCCGCCAATGTTGCCGGCAAACTCCAAAAAGCTCAGGTCAACGTCTTTGGCGCCCTTCCCCACGTCCACCAGCACATCAAACAGCGGCTTAAACGACTCGACAACTCCGGCGGTATACTTGCTCAAGCCCAAAAATGCCGCGCCCATGGTCTCGATGGCCTGCCTCAAACCGTCCACCGTGGTCAGATCAATGACGCCAAACAGGTTTTTCAGCGCGCCAATCACTGCGTCAAGTCCACCGGTAAACCCACTGAAATCAGCCCCTTCCAGAGCTGCCGGCAGGTTCTTGGCTACAGTCTCCAGCGCCGCTTGGATGTCGCCGAACTGGCTCTCGATGTACGCCACTAACTCACCGAGCGCACCGGCTTTCACACTGTCGCCCAGCGCCGTGAAAATGCCCGCGATGGCGTTGGCAATGCCGCCAAACTCGTCCAGCAACGGCGTGCCAATGTTGACCGACAGCACATTGAAGGCGCTGGAAATCTTGCCGGTGGACGTTTCCAGGCTACTCGCCATTTTGTTGAAGGCTTCGTCCGTGGCACCGGTCACATTGCCCATGGCCACAATCGACGCGGCAAACTTGTCCGCCTGCGGCCCGGCCAGCGTGGCGGCGGCGGTAAAGCCCCCGATATCACCAAACAAAATTTTCATCTTGTCGGCACTGCCTCCGGTCTTCTCGGCCACCGCCTGCAAGGTGCCCGACAAGCCATTGGCGGCCAGTCCCTGAGCGCTAAATTCGATGCCCAACTCAGCGGCCAGGTCTTTGGCTTGGCTGCTCGGGCTGATGATGTTGCTGATCGCCCCGCGCAGGTACTCAATCGACTCGGCGGGCTTGATGCCGCTGGCCGTCAGTGTGGCAATGGCCGCACCTACCTCTTGCAAACTCACGCCCGAAATTTTGGCAATGGGCGCCACCTTGGCAAAGCTGGCCGCCAGGTCCGACATGCTGATGTCGCCCTCATCGATGATCTTGAAAAACAAGTCGCTCAAGCCGCCCGCGTCCGAAATCTCCATGCCGTAACTGTTCAGCGTGCTCACCAGTACCTTGGTGGTGCTGTCCAGGTCGGAGCGCGTGGCCACGGCCAGCTTTTCAGCGGTGGCAATCAGGTCCAGCGACTGCGCCCAGTCCACCCCGCTTCCGATCGCGTTGGCAAGCGCCGTGGTGATCTTGTCCAGCGGCTGGGTGCTGCCTTCGGCATAGTCCAGAATCGCGCCCTTGAAGCCTTGTAAATCGCTCTCTGACGCGTCAATGATGGTGCTGATCTGCCGAAACGCGCCGTCAAAGTCGCCAGCGGTCTTCACGGCAAACACCGTCATCGCCAGCCCGGCAGCCAACAGCCCGGCCTCCAGCTTCAAGGCGCCCACCGTGAAATCGGAAATCGGCTGCGTGACGTTTTGCAGCGATGCCGTGAAAGTCTTGGCGTTGTTCAACGCGCTCAGAGTGGCCGCGCCGGTCTTGTCAACGCCGTTAAAAATCAGGTCAATCGTTTTTTGTGCGTCAGCCACCGGGATTCACCTTTGCGTTTATTTCGTTCGTTTTTGGCGCTGCTCGCGCTCCTCATACCACCTGGCCCACAGTGCAGTCTCGGTCTCGCACAAAAATCCCTCCGGAAACACATCAGGCCGCACCTCAAACAAAAACCGTCCGCGCTCTGAACACAGCGCCAGCGCCACCCTTATGCTGGGGTCTTGCCAGAGCGCTTCGGCTTTCCCAATTCGGCCCCTTGGCCGGTCAGATTCGTGATGGCGTTGGTCAACTGGTAAAACACCGTCGGAAAGGTCTCGGCCAGCTTCACTGCCACATCGCGGTTGTCAGGCCCCAGCAGCGGCGCCACACTGCCTGCCGCCAGCATCTCGATGCGCCGACTCACGTCGCCCGGCACGTCCTCATTGCTTAAGCCCATGGCAGCGCGGATGGCGGCGGCCTTGTCGCCGTCTCCGGCCAGTGCCGCTACCATGGCGCGGACGTTGTCCAAGCCGCGCTCAGCCGCCTGGCTGGCGCGGGCCAGTTCGGCGGCGCTCAGGCCGCGCACCACCCACTCGGTGGGCTCCTTGCCAAACCACGCCGCCAGCTCGGGCACCTGCAGGGTGCTTTGCCGGGGTTGCAGCGCAGCCTGCAAAAATTTTTGCAGGTCCATCGTTTACGCCTTGATGTCCACCGACTCGGTGCGCGGCGTCACCGTGCAGCTTGCGCTGAACGATCCGCCACCCGCCGGGAAGGTGCGGCTCACGCCGAAGATCCCCTGTGTCAGCTGCTTGGGAACGGTCTTGTCGCGGTCGGGGCGGAACTCGATCCAAATCTCGGTGCCCTTGGCCGCCAGCACGCTGTCGGTGATGCCGTCGCGCATGATGGCGGTAAAACCGGCTTGCCCCAGGCTGGAGCTGGCCGAACCCACCGGGCCGTCATAGGTGCTGGTGCTGTTGATCGAGTAAGTCGACTCAGCCGGCACCCAGTCGCTGGTATTGGCAATCTGTGCAAATAAGGGCGTCGCACCGCGCGCATAGACCTTTTTCGGCACGGCACCGGTGTGGATCAGCGGCAGTGCGGCGGCAAACGTGATTTCGCCCGTGGCGTAATCCAGCGAATACACCGGGTAATCCGATCGCTCCACATGCAGGCCGGGCACGGTGTAAATCTGGGCAGCGGTGATAGCAGCAGCGGCGGTGGTGGTCACGCGCACCTGGCCGATCTCGATCGAACCCACCGGAATCAGCGGCGGGCCGCCAGCGGCGCCACGCGTCTCGCTGAAAGCGGCGGTCGCACCGCTGGTGCCGACTACCACGGCTATGGCGCCGGTGCTGTCAATCGTGATGGAGTTGACATTGCTCACATTGGTGAGTGGTCGGGTGATCACGCCGGTACCGGCGGCCACCGACTTGACGCCGTTGACATCGGCGCCCGCCACGCCTGCCATGGAAACAGTCAACGCGGCCACGGTCACGGTGTCATTCGTGGCGTGCGTCGTGATGGCACCGCCAGTCAGCAGGCCATAGGGCGCAATGACCGGCTCGGAGCCCGCCACGTTGCTGATCGGCGCAAAGCTCACGCCAAACACGGTGGCATCGCCACTGTCGGCGGCGGCCTCAAAAGGGTAGGCGGTCTGGCCGGCCTCGTAACGGATGATGGGTGCGCCCATGGTGATGCTCCTTGTGAAAAAAATTAACTCAAAACTGACGGCTGCCCGCGCAGGTGCTGGTAACGCACCACGAACGACGCCTCCGCAAAAACAAACTTGCCCAGCTCGGCCTGAATGCCCCCGCCGGTGTAATCCACACCCACCGCCAGGCCCCCAAAGGTCTCGTCGGTGTGCATGGCGGTAATCAAAGCGGCCAGCGCGTCATGCGCCTGGGCGCGCAGTGCATCGCGCGTGCTGCCCGTGGCCACCTCGGCACGGGCAATGCTCAGGGGCATGGCGCAGGCGGTGTAGTCGTAATTGGTGCTGGCGGTGTCGGTGCCGTCCTGCGCCAGCGTGAGTGGCAGGTCGCGCTCATCCTCGGGCGCGGGCACGCCATAAGCGCCGCCGGTGGCTGTGAGAATGGCGGTAATCAACCGCTCGCGTACCGGCGCGGTCATACCACCGCCTCCGGCGGGTATTTTTTGACCAGCAGGTAACGCATGGCGTCGAGCAGCTGCGCCTGGTACTCGGTGCTGGCAGCGGGCAGCACATCGCCGCGCACGGTGTCGAACACTTGCGACAAGCTCGGGCCGCTGAACACCTTGATGCCCTTGCGGTCAGCTCCGGTACGGGCGGCAATGCCCACGTTCTGTCCCTTGTTCAACACAATGTAAAACGGCTTGTTCGCCCCCACGCCGGGTGCGCCAGTGGTCTTGCCATTGGGTTTGATCTTGATGCGAATGCCGCCTGACGGAATGGCGGGCGGGCGTATCCAACTGGCCTTGTCGCCGGCAATCAGCGCGTCGGTGCTAAAGCGGCTCAGCAGCAGCCCGCGCGAGGGCGTCTTGATGGCCCCGCTCAGGCGCGAACGCGTGGCCTTGGTCACCACCAGTCGTTCGCCTACGTAACTGGCGCTCAGGCGCACCTGGTCACGAATGGCGCGGCTGGCCATGGTTTTGACTTTCGGCGCGGTCTTGTTGATGGCCACCCGCAGCGCATCGCTGGTGTTGCCGCCCACAAACTCAAACAGGCTCACAGCGTCAGCCACGGCCTCCTGGTCCACGTCGATCTGGTAATTGATGCTCATGCCACAAACACCTTGTGCTCCAGCACGTCGGTGCCCTGCAGGCTGTCCACCCGGTAGGTGGCGCCGTCGGTCACGGCAAACGTCTCGCCACTGCGCGGCGCGGCGGCCACATCGGCCACCCGCACCGACAATACCGCGGTTTTCACATTGACCTGGGCCGTCTCGCCATAACGCGACAAATCCTGCTCCTCCAACACCGTGCAAGGCGTGATGGTTCCCAGGCGGTCGGTGTAGGTGGCGGGCTTGCCAAAGGCCGAGTAAACCCGGTCTGTGGCGCGTCCCAGTGCGGCGGTCAGGGTGCCCATAGCTCAGTCGTCAGACTGCCACTGGCAGATAAGTGCCGAGCTTGATCTTGACGGTGGCGCTGGGGTTGGCTGCAGCTTCCACGGCCACACCCACACACACCTGGGCAGCGGCCGTCTTATCCACCGTGGACGTGCCAGGCACCCAAAACACGCGGTCTCCCACGGCAATGGCCAGCGCGGCAGTCTTGGCAATCGTCACCACACCCTCGGTCAAAAACGGGCCGGGCACGCCATTTGCAACAGGGGCGAGCGCCACGCCAAACAGGCCCGCGCCAAACATGTAGCCCGCGCCATTGGCCACGGCAGCGCCTGGCGTGAGGGTGAGAGTTTTTCCCTCTTGGATGTATGTATTCATTTTCTTGATCTTTCAAAAATCGGGGCTATCAGCCCCTTTTGGTTTAAACGCCTGCGTTGGTCACAGCGCCGCGGTAGTCCACAGCGGCTGTACCGTAGTCCAGCCGCACCTTGTAGCGCGCGCCATCCACATCAAAGCCGTTTTGCACTTCCAGGTATGGCTCCTGGCGGCCGTCCAAAAACGCCACCTCAAGCACCGGTGCCTCGGTGGCATCCGCAAAGCTGTAGCGGCGCGTGCCGGTCAGACGCGGCGTGTCCACAATGTCGCGGTACAGGCCATTGACCACGTTGGGCTTTTGCAGCTTGTTGGCGGTGTCGGGGTCATACTCGGCCTGGTTGATCGAGCGCGCCGTGCCACCCAGGCCAATCGGCACCAGCAACACAGCCGGGCGCAGGTCCAGGTAGTCATTGCCACTCACATCCAGCTGGCTGGCCATGATCACGCGGTCGGCGTCAATGCTGGCCATGCTGATGGCTGCACCCGTGCCAATGTTGGCGTGCGTGGCGTGGAACAGCGTCAGGCCGTCACCCATCGTCGGGCCAAGGCCCGCATTGAGCGCCAACAAGGCATACACATCCGCCTCCACTGTGCGGCCCGCAGCGCGGCCCAGCATGTTGGCCAGACCCACAAAGGCGCGCAGGTCATCATTGATGATGGCCTGACGGCTCAAGTTGATGATGTTGCCCTTGGTGGCGGCGGTGATGCTGCCCTTCTCGCCGTCAGGAATGCTCTTGTTGGTGAACTCGCCCAGCTCGTTGACGGCGTCCAGCACACCAAAGCTGCCGATGCGGTAACGGTTGTGCGCGCGGAAGTCGCTCACGCTGCCCGTGGCGCAAAAGCGGCTCCAGGTCAGGGTGGCGCGGGCATAAGCCGTCTGCAGCGCTTTGTGCATGGTGTTCTCCAACAACACCGGGAAGTCGCTGGTGCCCTGCGTGAAGGCGGCGGCAACAATCTCCATCTGGCCCATGCCATCGGTCTTGACGCCAGAGCGTTGCAGCGAGGCGCGGGCCAGATCCAGCAGCTTGTGGCCGCGGAACGGGTTGGCGGACATCGATGCGCGCACCTTGGCGTCCTGCTCCACACCAGCGCGCACCAGCAGCGCGGACACCACCGCGTCACGGCGCTTGTCGGTCTCATCAGCCAGGGTCTCGACACGCGGGTGCGCGTTTTGCGGATTCACCGGCTCGACACCCTTGCCCACCTCGGTCAACAGGCGTGCCTGAATGTCCTCGATAGTCAGTGCCGGGTCGGCCAGCACATCGGTTTGCAATGCATGCACACCGGGCATGGCGGAAAAGGGTTTGAACATCGCCAGCACCTGGTCGTTGTCGGCCTTGGTGCGGGCATAGGGGGCAGCGGGTTTTGCCACTGCGTTTGCGGGATCGGCCATGAGTGGCTCCTTAAAATTGGCAGCGGCTGCTGCGGGTTGCGAAACGGTTTTGAGTGTGTTGGGTTTTTGCGTGGCCACGGGTGCGGCAGGCTTGAAGCGGGACAGGTCAAAACTCTGCGCCAGGCTGGCGGCCACCGCCACTTCATCACCCACCAGGTCGGCAAAGCCAGCGGCCACGGCTTCATCAGCCGAATACCAGTGGTCCTTGCCATCGGTCAGCAGCGCCAGGTCATCGGCATAAGCATGGCCGGTCTTGTCAGAGTAAGCGGACGCCATCGCCTTGGCGTAACGGTCCAGCACATCGGCCTGCTCGCGCAGCTCGCCCGCATTGCCCATGCTGATGCCCCACGGCGCGTGAATCATCATCTGCGCGTTCTTGGCCATCGTGATCGTGTCACCGGCCATGGCGATGTAACTGGCGCAGGAAATCGCCACCCCATCCACCTCGACCGACACCGGTGCGGGGTGGCGCTTCAAAGCGTTGTAAATGGCCAGCCCGTCAGTCACCGAGCCGCCGTAGGAATTGATGCGCAGCGTGATCGCGTCCGCATCCAGCACGGCAATGTCGCGCACCAGCTCGGACGCCACCACGCCATCCTCAGACCATTTGTCGCCAATGTTGCCGTAGACATAAATCTCGGCCACCTTGACTGCGCTGCCTTCTTTGGCCAGCGCCTTGATTTCATACCACTTGGACATCGTGCAAGCTCCTTTTAAGCCTGTACTTTGCCTAGGTGTCTGTGCAAAGTATCAAAAAAGCTGCACGATTTTGATGGGCGCAAAAAAACCCGCAGGGCGTAAACCGGGCGGGCGGGTGTTGGGTTAATCCGTTTTCATCACAGCGTGCATTGCGCCATGGGCCGGGTGCCAGAGCCCAGCGGTGAAAACAGCTTGAGCTGCCAGCCGCGGCCAATGAACGGCGAACCCGGCGCGCGCGACATCACCAGGATCTGCCGGCAAACGCCCTGCGCATCACGCGGCGTGGTGGGCAGGGTGGCATCAATATAGCTGGCAGAGAACACATTCACCTCCACCGTGCACGTCGTGGCGCCCACCGCCTTCAACAAACCGCACACGCCATAGGCCTCGCTCACAATGTCGCGCTCCTTGGGTTGGGCTGGTGCGGTCGGCCGTGGCGCGGCCTGGGCGCGCGGCGCTGGCGGCAAAGGCGCGGGCGCGCGGTATTCGCCCTTGAACTGCGGCTGCACCGCATCCGGCACCCGCTCCAACGGCTCAGCCCGCACAGCATCCGCCGGGCACGGCGACAAGCGGTTAAACGTCACCGCCCCGCTTGGCATCGTGCACTTGAACTGCGCCAGCGTGGCGGCAGGTGCCAGCAGCGCCAGGCAAAGCAGAATTATTTTCATCTTGATCCCCTTTTTTCAATCGCTTTGTTGATGATACGCTTTGTTTTCCAGTTGACCGTCATAGTGTTTTTGGTGGCGGTCTTGGATTTCTAGGTGTGATTTGGGGTACTGGTTGATAGCCGCCTGGATCAGGCGGTGCTGCTGGCCTAGTGAAGGTTTTTTGACGGACTTCAAACAAAAACTTCCCCACAAAAATACCGCCCACAAACAATATGGCGGCCACTACCCAAAACGGTATAGAGATTGTCGAATCAATCATGATGTGCTCCTTCTGCGCCGCGCTAAAATCGAATACAGCAGACGCCGGCTGATGCCAAACTCGTGCATCACGTCTTTGTGGTTGCGCCCAGTAAAAGCCAGCCACACCGCCAGGTCGCGCTCGGCGCGCACATCGCGTTTCGGGATGTAGCGCCCGCCAATGCGCGGCGCCAAGCGTCGGGCCAGCAGCGCGGCCAGCTCGGTCAGATCCGCGCGACTTGCATCGCTGCGAAACACGCTATCGCCCAGCCGGTCGCGGTGGCATTCCACCAAAATGCAGGTCATGTCGTTACACAGGCTCATGGCCTCAGGGTTAGTTGCGTCGTTCAAAATTCCATCCTTCTTCGTTGCGCGGTTGCGGTTTTGGGGGGGGTGGCAGCGACTCGACACTCTTTTTTTCTTCTTTCACTTGTACATGCGTCTGTACAAACAGGTCCGGCTCGCGCGGGGCATACATGGTTTCGCGGCGGGCCCACCCCGGCTCGCGATACGTCTGAATTCCAAGGTAGCAAGCGGCCGCGTAGGCATACACCATGCAGTCGCTGCCCTCCTCGCGTTTGCCCGACGGCGTGATCCAGCGCAGCACCGATCTGCCCTGCACCGTGGCAGGCATCAGTCGCGCTGCGGTCATTTGCTCGAATTCGTCGGTGGTTTGCAGCGACTTGGGCACGTGCACATAACCCGGCCCCACCTGGGTCACGCGCATGCGGCCGTACAGCAAATGCTTGGCGGTGTCGGTGCCGATCTGCCACAACTTGAGGCTGCGCGGCTGGGTCTTGCCGCGGTGCGTCACGTCGATCATGGCGGGTTTGGCCAGCACCGACTTGCCGTAAGTGCTGGCCCCTTTGATCGCCAGCACATTGGACTGGGCGTGTGCGCGGCAATACGCATACACCGCGTGCGTGTTGTGGCCGCCGGTGTCCACACAGGTGGCCTCAATCAGCAGCTGGCTGCCCACCGCATGCATGATGGGCGTGCGCCGGATCTCGGTCAGCCGCGTCCATGGGCTGGCCTGGGTGTTTTCGTCCAGATTCGGGTCGCCGTAAATGATGTGCCGCGCCACCAGCCAGCTTTCCTCGCCCCGGCCAAAGGCCCACACCCGCGCTTCCAGCCGGTCGGGTTGGGTGTCGACGCCCATGGTCAGCATCAGGCCGCCGCGCGGCACAATGCCCAGCTCGTAATCTTCGGCGCGCGCGGCCAGCGCCTTGCTGTCTGCGCCGGTACCGGTTTCTTCCCAAGTCTCGGCCAGGCTCGAATTTAAAAACTTCTTGAGCGGCGAGCTGTTGCCGATCAGCCGCGCCTCTTGCGCAGCCTCCCACTCTTCCACCAGGCTGGGCCAGCCTTTCCAGCCCAGCGGTGAGTACAGCTTGTTCAACCAGAACCCGGCGCGCTTGCCCAGCCCGTTGCCGGGTGCGTCGGGCAGCCAGATGCCTTGCGCCAGCATGCCTTCTTTTTTGTGCTCTTCAATGGCCGCGCCGCAATGCCGGCAGATGTACACCGCCGTCTCGGGCCGCGCCTTGCCGCCGTCGGTCTTGAGCCACTTCAGGCCCCAATCCGTTTTGCTGCCCCACAGCAACACCTGGGTCTCGCCGCAGTGCGGGCAGGGCACGTGGTATTTGCGCTGATCGCTGGCCAGGTACTCGCGCTCGATCGTGCTCTGACCCTTGATGTTGCAGGTGCTGGCAATGATCAGCTTGCGGTTTCCGCCCCAGTTGCTCATACGCTCCTCAAGCAGCCCCAGCGGTGGGCCTTCGTTGTCCACATCCGCCGGCCACTTGTCCACCTCATCGGCCACGGCAAAGCCGATCGGCTTGGACGCCAGCGAGGCCGCGCTGTTGGCACCGCCAAAAAACACCGTGAACCCGCCCTGGATCGAGCGGCTGCGCCAACTTGTGGACTCATCCCGGCTTTTGCGCACCGCCACCTTGCCGCGCATGGCAGGCGTCTGCATGATGGTCGGCAAAAAGCGCTGGGCGCTGTGGTCTTGGGCATCCTGCAGCGTCGGCTGCACCATCATCATGTCCTGCGGGTCGGTATGGATGCGCTGCATCACCGCGTTGTACAGCACCTCCGATTTGCCCAGCTGGGTGGCAAACCACAACACCACGCGCTCGTAAGGCGTGTGGCTTGACGCGCATTGCATCGGCTCCACCAGGTAGGGTGTGCGCTCGTTGCGCCACGGGCCACGCTCGGGGCCCTTGGCAATGTGCCGGTACTTCGCTGCCCACTCTGCCGTGTCGATGCGCGGAGGCGGCGCCAGGAACTTGGCCTTGATCTCATCCACGAGCGCCATGGCCCGCATGATGTCCGCAGGGAGATCACAGGCGCTCATTCGACCGCACTCTCGGTTTGCCCAAGGCGCGCACTGGCGCCGGCCAGGTGCTGCAGCGCCTGGTGCAATTCGGCGTACAACATCGTTTGCACCGTGGCCGGGTCCGACTCGGCGGCCAGCAGCGGTGACAGCCGCGCCGGGATCTGCAGCAGCGCATCGCGCGTCGTTGAAAACACACTACCCAACGCCGACTTAACTGCATCCACCCGAATCAAGCTGTTTTGCGCCTCCGCCAGTTTCAGCTCGGCCATCTCGGCATCAGCCGCCTCGCGCCGGTTGCGGCTGGCCGCGTAGCCGTCACTGCTGGCCCCGGATCCATCGCCGCTGGCTGCATCGTCTGGCGTGTCAGGAAAAAGCGCCGGGCCCGACTCACCCGCGCCAGGCACCTGGGTAGCTGCAGAGGTGTGTGTGCCCTTTCCGCGCGACACCCGGGCGCGGGTGTTGCGCTGCCACTGGATGTCGGCCACGTCCGGGTCGATCTGGCCGTTAACCAGGCTGATCCGCCCTGCCTTGACAGCCTTGCCCACCGCCACCTTGGAGCAGCCCCGGTGCCGCGCATATTCGGCCTGGGTCATCAAGTTAACTTTGGCCATGCTGTAACCCCCCAAGTAAACAAATGTCCCACCCCCACACTAGCGTTTTTCCGCGGTTCTGCGCACC